TCAACGTAATCGTTTGATTCATCATTTGGAAACATTCCGCAAGCTTCAACAAAGGTATCTGCAAAAGGGCGTAAGGAAGTATAATTATCCGGCGATGCTGGTACCCATACCAATCCAGCTTCAATAATATGGGCTATCATCTTTGCTCGTGTTTCTTTGCTATTATCTGTTGCTGAACCTGCTTTACGTGGATCAAATTTATTAATTATCAAGCCAGCTCTTCTTAAATCTTGCATTAAAGGGAAAGAGGTACTATTGACATTTAGAAGATATAATTGACTATTACGAAGTTGAAGAAATAATTCTAAATAGAGATCCTTCTGATTATATTACTTTAGAAGAAGCGATGAAATCTTATGATATATAAAATTATTATAAGTAATAAAATAAAAAAACAATTGGATAAATTAGATAATAGTATCTCAATTAGGATAATGAAATTCTTAAAAAGGCTTGAGGAAAATCCTTTTGCTTACGGAAAAGAATTATCTGGAAACTTAGACGATATACGTAGTTATAGAATTGGTGATTATAGGATTTTATGTGAAGTTCACAGGATGATAGTAGAGGTTCATGTCATCAAAGTAGGACATCGCAAAGACATTTATGATCAATGAACCGTCAAAGGATACGTTAATTCTAATATTTTATCCTGAACATCAAAGCACTCTAATACCTTAAAGGCTTGTCGCATCTCCTCAAAACCATTTGAGATAAGATAGGTAGAAATTACGTTTATACAATCCATCAACTCTTTATCCAGATATCTCCTCGCAAATATACATGAAGAAAGAAGATTACAAACAATTTGAAGGTCTTGTAGCATGATTGGGATAAAACAATATTCATGCCCTTCCATCATATAGGACTCTTTATCCTCTAAGGCTATTCTCAATCTTTTGATCTGAATCATAGCATTTCCTATTTTGCCAATGGAATGAGTAGTTTCTCTTTGGATAAAACCTTTTAATGGATCTTCAAGATCATCTATATCTTTTATTTCATATAAATGACAGACTTCAGCATATAAACGGTAGATATATGCTGTGAAAGTTGATCCCATATCTTCAAGGTTAATAAGATATTGTTGGTATTTCGACATATGTTCATTATCAATTTGGATGGTAGGCAATTCATGTTTGCGCTTATAAATCTCACCACCAAATAAAGCTCTCTCATCTTCTTCTTGCTGGCTTCTTTTAAAATCAATCACATTATCTCTTGCCATCTTATTTCACCTATTAAATTAGTAAGTACTAGACAAGCTTAAAAAATAAATAGAGCAAAAGGAAAGAGAATTCTTGTTGAATCCTAAAATTTATGTATAATTTTAAGTATGCTCTAATTTTATGATTGTATAAAATGGATAACTTTGTCGCCGAATCTACTGTATTCCAGCTTCCATCTATCACAGATCAATTTAGCTTGGAAATTCCAGACCTAGAAGATGAAGACAATCAGCAATTTATTGCGCCTGATTTTGTAGGTCATAACGAAAACTTGGCCGCTGTTCTCCCTAAAAGCACTCTTGACCGCATTTCATCTGAATTAATGGAAGCCATTGAAGAAGATTTAAACTCACGTAAAGAGTGGGAAGATGGTCTTTCCCAAGCTATAGAACAATTAGGACTTAAAGTTGATAATGAGATCAGCTTTCCCTTTGATAATGCCTGCGGTGCTTACTCTCCCATTATGATGCAAGTCATCAATGATTTTATAGCAACGGCAATAGCTGAGTTATTACCTCTTGAAGGCCCCGCTAAAGAATATGTAGTGGGTGAGGCAACGGACGAGATAGAAGATCAAGCAGATCGCATTGAAACGTTCTTTAATCTTTTCCTCACCGAAATTTGCGAAGAATATTACCCAGACATGAAGAAGATGCTTATTTGGGTTGTTCTTGCCGGTATGTGTGTTCGCAAAACTTACTTTGATCATAACCTTGGTCGCCCCACCTCAGCTTTCATATTTCCGCAAGATTTTATCGTCAATTACAACACGACCAATCTCAAGACCTGTTGGAGAATGACGGAAGTACAAAACATCAATAAGATGGATGTGGCAAAGAGAGAACAAAACGGTACATTCATTCGTGTTGAATTAGCCCCGGATGATGGCGGAGATGAATCCCTTCTTAAAAAAACCTTGGATCAAGTGGAAGGTTTAGAAAATGCCTCTACAGATAACAAGATAGACTGTACATTCTATGAAACTCACACCTACCTAGATATTGAAGAACTTCAAGAACATATCATGAATGGCGAGGAAAACGAATCTATTGAAGATGAGTCCTCTAAGTATCGCCCATACCGCATTACCATTAATAAGAAGAGTAAGAAAGTTGTCGCTCTCTATAGGAACTGGGAAGAAAATGACCCAGAATTTAAGAGAATCGATTTCTATACAGACTTTGGATATGTAGAAGGTCTCGGATTTTATAAGTTTGGGGCTGCGCACTTAATTGGTGGCATTGCCAAAGCATCTACAGCATTACTTCGTCAAACAATTGATGGTCAAACCCTTTCTAACTTCCCTGGCGGTATGCGCGTTAAGGGAATGAGACAAGAGGATAACAACATCTCTATGGGTCCTTGTGAGTTCATTGAGATTGATACGGGTGGCTTGCCTATCCGTGATGCAATCATGATGACCCCCTATAAAGAACCCTCCCCTTATATTAATGGCTTGAGAAATGAATTAGAGACGTCAGGTGCTCGCATTATGGGGTCAGCCAATGGTCAGATGCCTGACTTTAACCCTAATGCGCCTGTAGGCACCACATTGGCACTCCTAGAACATATGGGATTAATCCAAAGTACTGTTATGCGCGGGTTGCGTGATTCAATGGCACGTGAATTTAAGAAGATGTACAAGATCTTCTCAAAAGTTCTCCCTGAACAACCCTATTATTTTGATAGAAGCGGTGGGCAATCTTATATTAGTCGTGCTGACTTTATAGATCAAATATCTATAATCCCAATCGCAGACCCCCACGTTACGACCAAGATGCAACGTATGATGAGGGCACAAGGTGTTATAGATCTTGCTAAACAATTTCCTGGACTTTACAACGAATACGTAGCCAATAAGATGTATTTAAAAATTCAAAAGTTTACTGATTCAGAAATTGATGACCTCTTGCCAAATAAAGAAGATATCATGCCTCTCGATCCTGTTACAGAGAATGGTAATCTTATGACTGGTAAAGCGGTGAGAGCAGGAGTTGAACAAGATCACGCAGCTCACTTGATTGTCCATGAATTTATGATGCAAGACCCTCAGATGCCACCACAAGTTGGTGGTGCAATCATGGCTCATATAGCCGAACATAAAGCCTTACAATTCCAGATTCAGATTCAACAAATGACGGGGATGCAGATACCACCTAATCCCGAAGAGATCCCACCTGAAATGCAAAATCAAATTGCAATGATGGCGGCTCAAGCATTAATGCAACAGCAGCAACAATCTCAAGAACAAGCCCCTCCCCCTCCTCTTGATCCTGCTGTCGTTATGCTTGAGAAAGTTAAGGTTGACGATAAAGCTGTTGATCAACGTGAAGAAGCATCTAAGCGTGAAGCTCAAACAAAAGCCTTTGAAGCTCAACTAGATTATGAGGCTAAGATGAAAGCCTTGGAATTAAAAGCCGAAGAGATGGGCTTAAAGTTTGAAACTGAAATGATTAGCAGGGACACCGCTGGAAATGTCCCTTTACCGGAACAAGGGTAACCCTTGTCTTTGACTGAGTAGTCAATGAAACGTTAACTTATAAAGGATAGTAAAATGAACAAGCATCATAGAGAAGATCATGAAATGAAGCACGGAGCACGACACAGAGAAAAGCCTGAAGGCAAGAAGAAAATGAGCCACGGCGGCATGGTAGGCGAAAAGGTTCGCAAATCATCCGGTAGTGAAGGTTCTAGCGGTGAGTGGGGTTCAGTTCACGCTATGTTAACTGGTAAGCATCCAACTACAAACCTTGCAACTAACAAGTGCGGTGGCAATAAATCTATGAAGATGGCAGCTGGCGGCGTTGGAAAAATGAGACACGAAGCATACGACTAACAAATTTTAATTTAGGGTAAGCATACCTTCGATTCACGATAATCTTGCTTACCCTAATCAACACCCAAATTATTAATTTATTTATAGGAGATTAAAGTGATTAAACATATTTTTATGAAAGTTTCAAAAGTTGGGGCATTTCTTGGTATTCTTAGTACTTGTGCCATTGCTAGTTCTGGGTTTTATGGTGGTTTTTCTGTTGGTGGTGCTCATCTTTCTGGTAAGCATAACCTTCATGTTAATAGAAACAATGCTGCGGGTGTGGCTATCCCACAGAATTACCAAACAAATTTGTCTGACAAAGCAATGTCGGGAGAATTATTTGCAGGATATGAACAAAAGGTAAGCGATATCTTTCTTGGAGCTGAAGCTCACTTTGGGCTTACAAGACTCGAAACACAAGCTCTCTTGGATATCTCAGACATTAACACAAAGCGCCCTTTAAACGTTAAGTCTGATCATGGATTTGGTGCGGCCGTTCATTTTGGATATCCAGTTAATCCACAAACAAGGGCATATGTTAAGCTAGGGTTTGAAACTAGAAAGTTTGTATCATCATTTAGAGCACTCAATCTTACTGTCGATCCCTTGTTGAACCATTCCAAGACATACTATAGCACAGCATTTGTGCCAGGTTTTGGTATTGAAACGGAAGTGACCCCGATTATTCATTTGCGCACAGAATATAAGGTAGCCTTACACCGTGAGAAGACACACCAAACTATTGGTAATAATCCTGATAGAACAGCGATCAAGTCTAAGCCAACTGTTCATCATGTGACTGTTGGAGTTAATGTTAAGATTTAATTGCCAAATTTGCAAATAAGGGGGGATTTTTTCCCCCTTTTTTAGAATAAATCAGGATGGGTTCCAGTTCTTTCAAGATAAAGAGTTCCATTTTCTATTTTATAAATCAAAAGCCAATTAGGTGCTATATGACATTCCCAAAATTCATTCATATTACCTATTAATCTATGATTCTTATTTTTCGGAGGTAAAATTTCTTCATTTTGAATTTTTTCAATCAAATCCCATAATTTTTGTAAATTTATTTTCCTTTTTATATTAAGCTTTAAATCCTTTTTGAATTGGTTAGATTCTTCAATATTAAGCATATTTTTTTTTCAATTCTTCAAGGGTGATAGGGGTATGTCCAATACCATTTTTAGAATCTTCTAGTGCTTTCATTGTTACTTCATTTGGAACTTTAAGTTCCCATGGAACACCACCTTGTCTTATAATTTGTTTGAAAAGCATAGATATTAAGATGGAATTAGTTAGGCCATATTCATTTAAAATCTTCGCTGCCTCAACCTTAGTTTCATGATTGATTCGTGCTCTTACAATGTCATTCTTCATTTTTATCCCTTTAATTATAAGTGGTAACTTTGTGCCACATATTAACAGATAAATATAGCATTGACAACCTCTGAAAAGGGCTCCTAACATAATATAGTTAATTATTCTAAAATTTTATATAAGGAGCAAAGATGTCTGCTTTAACCAATCCCGAATACATTAATCTCAAAACTTCATTCCACGTAGCAATGGAAAAAGCCATTACAGACAACAAGAACATTCCTATTGGTCAATTTGATAATAAAGAAGCTAGTAACAGTCATCTTGATAGAATCAAGGGATGGGAACAAGCAGTAGATATTCATAAGCAAATTTGTTCATCTATAGAGAATCCACCGGCAGAAACACCACCAGCACCGGCACCTACGCCAACTGTTACTGAAGGTGAAATTGTCGAATAAATGACAAGAGAATTCCCTACAAACGATTTAATCAAAGAGGTTCTAGGTAGTAATCACCCCATCCCCTTAGGATGGCATGCAATTATTGAGATATATAATGCTGGTGAAAATTACAAATCTAATGAAGGTGAGGATTCTTTATTCATTCGACCTGATACAGCTGTTGATAGAGATAACTATCACATGTCCGTCGGCCGCATTCTCATGCTTGGGAGTGCGTGCTTTAAAGGAGATAAATTCAAAGATTGGGATCTGACCCCTTCCGTCGGCGATTTTGTCTCCTTTCCTAAATATCAGGGTACTTTTAAAACTGTCTTAAATTCTGATTCCGGAAAAGAAGTTCAAACCATTCAAATTGAAGATTGCGTTATTACTGTAATCGAACGAAATCCATCCTTATGTTCAACCCATCATTTTATAGGGCAATAAATCTATGAGTCAAAACGAAGGACTTCAGACCACTTCGCATACAGCAACTCAACCCATTATTAATATTAGAGATGACGGAAATGCCCACAATATCTCATGGGAAGTAAGAGATGAACATCCCACACCTGATCTCGTAGAATCTATAAAAGAGGAACTTCCAAAAGAAGAAGATAAAGTTGAAGAAAAACCAGAAACAGATCTCATTGAAAATGAAGTTGAAGAACAAAAAGAATCAGAGGACGAAGATAATCTTGAAAAGAAAAAGCCTCTCAGAGCACCAAAAGACAAGAGATTTGCGGACTTTACTCGAAACAGATCTCATTGAAAATGAAGTT